TGATATATTCTTCTGATTGGGGATCACCAAATACAATCTCAGCAGTTCGTCTAACATTACCAGCTACAACACACTTGCCAATCAAATTCATTATATCTACAATTGTAGTTATTGATATTGGTTCTCCCACATTTTTATCCAAACATTCAGAAACAGATTTATGAACTTCTTGTAATGGTTTATGTCCACTTGAAACTCCACCAAAACCTTTGATTGGTGCACCCTCATCTCTAATTTTTGTGTAATCAAATACAACAGGAGTTATACCAAGAAAATATGAATCTAATAATCGTCTAACTGATTCAACCCAGCCTTCTCTTGTATCTGGTATTATATACAATTCGGATTCTCTATCTTCTTTTGGACCTCTTACTACAAATGACTCTGCACCTTTTGTATCAAATCCTACACCAACTCCAACCATACTTGCATCCATTAAGAAACAAAATGGTTTTGCTAAATCTTCTTTAAGATTATTTGTTGATACAAATGCACAATTATTAAGGGCAGCATATAAACTTCTCTCTTCGGTTATTGGAGTTCCCATTGCCCAAAGACCTCGGCCTGGTGGAAGAAACTTCATATTGAAGATTCTATCATACATCTCCTGCGCACTTCTTTGTGCCTGCCACGCGTTCCACCCTAATTGATGTGAATCTATCCATTTCTTTTGCATGTTGTAAGTACCTTCAACTACTCGTTTACAGGTTTCCCACCACATTTCATTCTTTCCATCCTCTTTAAGTCGAGAATAGGTTCTCATATATACTAACTCACCAAGACCATTGAACCCAAATGGTGCTCGTTTTCTTTTATATTTGTCTATAAAATTATCTGACAAACTAAATTTTTTATAGTCCATCTTAATTATTCTCCTACCTTTTTAAATACAAATATTGGTTCGTATTTATGTCCCGCACCCATAACTGATGAGAGAGTTAATTGTAATGTTTTTTCATGGGTTAAACCGAAACCTTTAGTGATATCTAAAGTGGCCTTTTCAATATTTTTACCACGAGTTGTGTTTGCAATGTTCAGTAATAAGTATCCATTTTTCTTTAAACTTTCATAACAATTTTCAATTGTTAAATATAAAAATCCAGCTGTCCATTCTTTCTCTGTTGGATATTTTATATAACTTTGTGTGTCTTCATCACTATATTTTTCCGTGTCAAAATAAGGTGGTGATGTAAAACACAAGTCAACTTTTTCTTTTGGTCTAAATACTTCACTACCAAGTTTATGTAATTCCACTTTTGTGTCAATATAATTAAATTCTTTTTGAATTTGTTTTAAACCCTTAAATGTTTCTGATGCTGGTTCAGTTCCAATATATTTTTTTATCCTTTGTGATGAAAGTGCACCTAACAATCTACCACCCCACCCACAAGACATATCCCAAGTTACACCATCTCCACCATACATTTCATATATACATTTAGCTGCTGTTGGTCTAAAATTTGACACTGATTGTGTACCTGTGTATATTTTAATTGATTGTCTTAATCTATTTTCGTGGAATTTTTGAGGTTCAGATGGATTATCACTAGTCCAATGTTTTAATTCCCATTTCCATGTCTTCCTAATTGTCGACTTAAACTTATTGTCATCCAAATAAGTTTCCATTGGTGAGTTCATGGAATTACCACATTTAACTTCCCAAAAATGAGGAAAGTACGACCATGCCAATCTTAAAGCATGCATTGTTTGAATTATTTTATCATCTTCAAATATAGTATTCACATCAAACTTTTTTAATTTTCTCATATGTTGATGTTTTTCTTCTTCACGAATTGTATAATGAGGAAAACCATATTTTCTGTAATATTGAAAAATAATATCAACTCCGTATTCTATATCAACATTTTTTATATCATTTGTTACTCGTTCAAATTCAAGATACAAATCATCGTAATCAACAAATTCTCCTAATGTCTTATAATCAACTTGATTTTTCATTTTTTTCCTTATAATAAATCATAATATCACCGTCATTGTAATATTCTATTTTTTTTACATTATACCACACATCATATGTAGTTGATACATTTTCCCCATTAGTTACTTGCATCTTTTTTTCTCCTAGATTTCTTTTTAGGTGCTTTACCACCAACCCAAGCTTCATTTACATCTTTAGTAGATTTGTCATCTGCTCTGTATCTACCTTTAGTTCTTGCTCGTTTTGGTTTTTCCATCATACCATATTTCAAATGATCAGGTATTTCTGGTTTATTATCAAATGATATTGAATCAAAAATTGCATCACGAATTTCTTTTAATACATTTCTAGTTACTTCACCTATTGTCATTTCTTTTTCTTTTTTCATTATTCATTTCCCATTAAGTCATCATATTTATTTGCTAACATTTTTCTCATAAGATTATCTCTGTTATCAATCTTTTGTTGTTGTTCTTTACCACCAACTGATGTACTTTCATATATTTCCATTTTACCAGTATTGGTGTTTACTTTAGCAGGATAAGTAATTCCATCAGGACCGAATCTGTTTTTAATCACATGAAATCGACCTGTATTACCTATCTTATCTTCTACTTTTCTACTTAATGACATCACAAAATCTGCTGTCATTACTTTTTGATATGATTCAGAAACCTTTTGAGCTTCAATCACATCTTCGTCAAGAGCACTTCTATTTGCTTGCGATGCAGTCCATATTGGAATCTGAAATTCACCAGCCAATCCTCTTAAATCTTCATAAATATTTCCAAGTGCGTGTCTTACTTCTTTTGCAAATTGAGTATCTTTTAATATATCACCATAATCTACAATAACCATATCAACTTGTGTTCCTAAATTTGTAATTCTTTTTAAATGAGCTGATATTGTATTTACACTAGCTGTTTTAGTTGGATAATACTTGATAACCAAATCACCTTTAAGTTTATCCATTTCACCTTGAACATCTTCTTTATGATACTTTAAGTTTTGGTTAGCGATACCCGTAAATATACTATCGTATCTTAAACCAACATAAGCCTCATTTAATTCTAATGAATAGTGAACTATATGTTTTCCTTTTTTCATAGCATTAGCTCCAATTGCAGCCAACACCCAAGTCTTACCAACACCAGCTGGTGCTACAATCACACCAAGTTCACCACCACCTAAACCACCTTGAGTTAATTCATCAATTACTTCCCAACCCGTTTCAACAGTTGTTCTAGCTGTTTCTGAATATCTATCTTCGATATGTTCTACATATTCATGTCCTATATTTCTTTCAGTTCCAGCATTTAAAGCATCATCAACAAGTTTCTTTATGTGTTCATAATCACCTTTTGATTCTAATATTTCAACTGATTGTAGAATAGCATTTTTCAATGTTTGATTCTTAAAAAAGTCAAGACACCTATCTTGTATAAATTCTAAATCTGGTGCCTCAAAATGTCTAAATATCTCTTTCAAAGTTTCAACAATTGATGTTTTAAGGATGTCATTTGTAACATCATTTACTCTGACTTTAAAAACATCAAGAGTTATTGGTTTTTTATATTCATCAAAATACTTTTGACACTCTTTCACAATCCATTTTAAACTATCGCTATCATAATGTTTTTCATCAAGTATATCATGAATTTGTTCAAGAAATGTTTGATTTGTCATTAAACAAACAACCGACTTTATTTGAAATGTGTGTCCAAAATCTGTTAACTTATCTGTCATTTATCCCTCTAAATCTACTTAACCTTGTAAACTCCATAATCCAAGTGTCCAAATTCTTTATCTGATTTGACAGTTTATCTTTTAAAAACATCACTTGAAATTTATGTTTAATAAGTTGTGGTACTTTCCTATTAACTGCTCCTTGTATTTTCAATTTGACATGTCCTGGGATATCTACCTTTTGTAATTGCATTAGTAAATAATTTCTTTTCACTAAGTTAATACTATTTTTTATATTTTCCAAGAGTTTTATTTTTTTATCTGAATTTTCTACAAATTCTATCAAATCTTTCACATCAAATTTTTCTATAGACGAAATTTTGGGACAGAATTTTTTTAGACTCTTAAGGCCAGCACCTTTAATTCCCCCTATATTATCTGACTTATCACCATCTAATATTCTATATGTTAACATATTATGAGAATGTACACCATATTCTTCAAAAACTTCTTTCTTGTTGTAAAGTTTCTTTTTTGTTGGACTCCATACTTTTACTCTATCATCTACAAGTTGAAGAAAGTCTTTATCTGTACTCATTAAGAATATATCACTTTCTGTAAGAATTTGTTGTGATATGTAAGCCATCACATCGTCAGCTTCTACATTATCAATTGAAATCAAAGTAAGTGGTAGTTGTTCTAAATAATCAATCAATCTACCCATCTGTTGTTTCATTGATTCTTCTTCATCTTGAGGGGTAGTTCCCCACTCGACATTTCTATTTAATCTTCTCTTAACTTTACGATTGGCCTTGTATTCTGGATATAACTTTCTTCTTTTTACCGAACCACCTTTACCATCAAAAACAATAATACAACGAGATGGTTTTAAAATATCACAAGTATATCGTATTGATCTTAAAAATCCAACAACACCACCAATATGTATTCCATCATCATTAATAGAAGGATTAACTGCGAACGACCTGATAAATGTGTTCAAACCATCCACAATTAAAACTCTATCATTTAAATGTGTTACTGATTTGTGTTTTTCGTCTTTGGTTTGTTCTAAAAAAGATATAAATTTTTCATTTAAATCAGTTTTAGAGTTCATCCACTACCTCATCAGTTTCTACAACATCATCAACACCAAGTTGTTTTGAATCATACTTTAAGATACAAGCTTCACAAATTCTATCATAACAATATTGTCTTAATGTAGAATTTGTATTCATAAGATTTTCAAAATCTTTTGATTGAAACTTATGTTCTTTAATCAATTCACCTGTATCTATATCTGTTTCTGGTAAAGTATACCAAGAACCGCCAACTTTTACAAGTTTATGTTCTTTCATTACATTCAACCAACTACCATAATCATCAATACCAGTATCAAAATATAATGGAAACTCCGCAGTTCTCATTGGGGGACCTAATCTATTTTTGATTACTTGTCCTTTTATTTTAATACCAATTGTATTCTTCTTACTTGTATCTTTGATTTGTCCAGCATTTTTGAATCTGATTCGTGTTGAAGCATGAAATGGTAATGCCTTTCCACCACTTGTAGTCCAAGGGTCTCCAAACATTACACCTAACTTTTGTCGTAATTGATTTGTAAATACAAGTGCAACCTTTTGTCTAGCAATCATTTGAGTAATCTTTCTCATTGCTTTTGATATGATGATTGCTTTGGCTGTTGCCCAACCATCTTTATCAAAGTCAGCATCCATTTCTACTTTCGTAGAAGCAGCTGCCAAACTATCAACAAGAATTGTAACTAATCTATCTTTATCTGATTCTCTAATCTTTGTAACAATTGTTTCAATAGTATCAAATATTTCTTCAACTGTTTCAAGGTGTACATATAACATACTTTTTGTATCCACACCAATCGCTTCAAGAAACTCTGGTGATACTGCACTCTCTGTATCTATATAGACAGCCACACCATCTTTTCTTTGAGTTGAAGCTAATAAATGAGAACCAATGAGAGATTTACCACTACCTTCTAAACCATTTAATTCCGTGATTTTACCTACGGCAACACCACCATTCGGTTTATTGGAAATAGCTATATCTAACATTGTTGAACCTGTTGAAATCCAATCTGTTACATCAGTTGGATTGGAATCTTCATCAAGAAAATAAGCAACCTTCTGATGTTTGAATTGTTTATTTAGTTCATCAGCTATTATACTAGCCAATTTGTCTTTTTCTGACATATTTTCTCCTATGATGATAAGAGGGGATGAACAGTTAATCTAGATAGAGAGTGATGCTAAGAATACTCTAATCAATGTGTCAAGTTTCTTGTGTGAAATGTACATCTATCGCCAGACATCCCCAAACTTATTCATTTATTTATTAGTTATTGAACAAATCGTCAAATGCATCTGATACATCTGATGTTTTTGTAGTAGTTGTAGTAGTTCCAGTGTTTGTAGTTGGAGTTGTACTAGCAGCTACACCATTACTTGTAGTAGTGGTTTCTGTATTATCATCAGATGGATTCAAGAAATTACTTAAAGCTTCTTTTAATTCATCATAAGTTGGTTCTGTATATAACTCAGTTAGATTTGGTTGGTTATCAAATACTTTTTGTAATAAGTCGGCGTCTTCAGTAATCGGCATTTGATTAGGTTTAACTCTTACAGTAGTTTTACCATATTGATTACCAGCTTCAGCAGGTGTTTGTCTTTCAATCATAATATCACGACCTGTTGTTGGGTCTGTAATATCACCATAGTCAGGGTCAGCAATTACACCAAGTAATTCTTGATATACAGTCTTACCGAATCCCCAGAATTTAACACCTTCAGATTCTTTACCACGAACTATTACAGGTGCAAAAGTTCTCATTTTAGGTTCAAGTCTTTTACCTTGAATCCATTCGTCTTTATTACCAGTAGATTTAAGTTTATTGGAAAATTCTTCAACTGGATCTGGTCTACCAAATGAAACTGGTGACATATAAGTTTTATTATTACCCAAATTATAATGAAAGAATAATTCTATGAAAGGATTTTCTTTATTATGTTTATAAGGAACAATACGAACTACTTGTTTACCCGGTACGGGTTTCCAAAAGTTTTCTTTTGTTGAAGTTGTTGATTGTAGTTGAGTTAGTTTAGATTTAATTGCATCTATATCCATGCTGTTTTCTCCTGTGTTTTATTGTTTATCGTTTATTATTTATGGTTAAATTCTATAACCATATAACCTATTTTTATACATTACTATAATATATATCTTTTTGACCATATAAGTCAACGCTTTTTTTTATTTTTTTTTAAGTAATCCTTCGAGGAAATATTCAAGTGTCGCCTCGTTTAATGCTCCAGGCATTGAAAATGTGTCACCACTCTTTGAAATAGTTGTTGTGTTAGGAACACTCATCACTCCAAATAAACCTGCAATTTCAGGTTCATCTTCAATATTCACTTTGTATAAGTTTATCTTATCTTTATATCTTGGTGTGATTTCGTTGAGCACCTGCTCATACATTTTACAGGGTCCTCACCAAGTTGCATAAAAATCTATGAATATAGGTTTATCTGTAAGATTTTCTCCCTTATTATAGATGTTCATAAACTCTGATTTTGTTAAATTATTCATCACAATCTCCATCATGTTCACAATCACAATTACAACCACAATGTTTTTTCCATTTATTTATAGGACATTCAGCAATAGCATAATGTACTTTCACATTCATAAAACATCCACAATGTGTACATCTACCATCTTTTTTATTTGTGTCTGGATTAGTTTCATCGTATTTAAGATGAGGACAAACTTTACAGATTTCCCATCTTCGTTCGGCTTCTTCTTGTGTTGTAATTGTTTGTTTACCTTTAACAAATGCCTTTAGAGAACGCCAGTGATCTGTAGCTATATTACGAACCATCTGAGATGTTGGTGGAAGTTTCTTTTCTTCCTTTAACATCTCTTCAGTTTCTTTAATACAATCTAATTCTTCTTTGGTAGCTTCTCTATCTTTTGAAATTGTTGGTTTAAATTTGAATTTCACTTCACTCCGAAATGACTCATTATTTTATCAATTTTAACTTCAAGAGCTGTAACTTTAGCTTCTAAAGTGTTAATTTTAGTATCATTTACAGGAAATTGTTGACCTGATTGTGGTGTTGGTGCTCCTGGTGGTACTTGAGATGCTCTTTTTTTGAAATTTTCTATAATAACACTCGCCGGTTGTAAGTTAGGTAAATGTGAATTTTCTTTAGTCCATTCATCCCATGTTTTACCCCACTCTTCAAATTGTGCATCTGTTGAATTTGGTTGAGGTGGCATGGGTGGTTGAGTTTTCGGTCTTGGTCTTGTAAGAATTTCTTCAGCTGTTTGTATCTTTGGGAGATGTGAATTTTCTTTAGTCCATTTTTTATATTCTTTTTTCCAAGTATTTTCTTCTTTTTTAGAAGCACCATGAAATGGTGGTTTAGGTATTGGACCTTTTGGTCTAGGTGGAGTTGGTATATCTTCACCATTTAACCATTTTTCAAGAACATCTTTTTCTCTAAAACCACATACACCTTTACCAGTTTCTGCATTTATAAACCATGGTGTTCCACATTGAACATTATATTCTTTTTTAAGTTCTTCACTTAACTTTTGATTATCACCTTCAGTTACATCAAGTTTTAAAATGTTGTAACCTTCCTTATTAAGTTCCTCAATAATTGGTTCCGCTTTTTTACAAAAACCACATCCCGTTGAACAAAAAACATACCATGGCGATGATTGTTCTTCTGAAACTACTACATCTGTATTTTGAGTTGATTCTGTAACTTTAGAATCTTTTTTGTTTAGTTTTGACATAACCTATTTCTCCTATGATTGAAATTCTTATACATATATAAATATATATTAAAATTAAAAAAACTTAATTTAAATTTACAATTTTATATATTCTTGTGTTTATTTTATTTAATCCCGTTGCATTTGTAACGAGTAACATGTTCTTAAAATTTTCCCATGGTACAACAAAATTATTATCTGATACACCATTATTTAAATTCTTTATACATTCATTTAATGCATTTATTGTGTATAAAGTGTTTGAATGTTTTTTTCTATGTAATGATATAGTCCCCTCTACCACATTATAATCAACACCATTTTCATTATCAACATTATATGTACATATTAATTCATTTATATTATTTTCATTCTGTAAAATATAGATTTTATTGAATACAATTTTATACGCAGAAGTAATTTTACTTATAGTAGATTCTACATCTTTTTTAGTTGTGAATGTACATAGTAGTTGTGTTTTCATTATTCTTCTTCACTTTGTTTTTTCAAAAAATTACTTCTTTGCGGTTCTGGCCATTCATCCATATTTGTTCCAAATTTGAGAGCATTTGACATAAAGTTAGTCTGTGCCATTTCAAATGTTGGTGAGGCTCCTATTCCTCTAGACCTTGACTTTATTGTAAATAATGGTAATTCACTACCATCATCTAATTTAATTTTAATTGTACCATCTTTTGCACCATCCTTGTAATCAATAGTTAATCTATCTCTTAAAGATTTTTGTAACACTTTTTTATTTTCAGCTGATTTTACATTTCTATAATCTTTGAGAGTATTCTCAACATCAGAACCAAATAAATTTAATAAAGTTCTTTCACTTAATTGAGAACCATCAGGTTCAATTCCATATACAGTCATAAACTTATCAAGATTCATACTGTCATCAGTTCCAAAAATTTGTTCAATATGAATACCTTTTAAAACTTCATCTTTTATAGCAGATTCTATTTGTTCACTATCTTGTATACCCTGTAAAAATCTTTGTGTTAATCTAATATCAGAATTTCTCATATCATTATAAATTGATGAATCTTCATTCATTATTTCTTCAGTAGCTGATACTTTTGCTATAATTTTAATATCATCTTTTGTCATTTTACCAGATTTACCTTGTAACCTATCAAAAAGTTCATCATCCATTCTATTGATATATTTTTCATAATTAGGACCTAAAACTTTTCTACCATACTCGTTGTCTGTTTTTAACCTATTAAGAATTTCTGGATATGCTTTTGATATTCTTAATTTATCTACCCCACTAACAATTGATTGTTTTAAATCTTCTTGAAAACTTTCAATACCAGCTTTCTTTTTAAATTCTTCAACTTCCGCTTCTGAAACTCCTCTTTCTATTAAATCATTGGATAGTTTGTCAAACACTTGTTTATGACCACCATTTCTTATAAAGACTTTACCATCCTTTTTAAGAGATATCCCAACTCTATTTCCGTTTTTTGTCTTAACAAACATATCAGCTGATGTTTCGTGATTTTCAACACCTATAGTTTTGTGACCACTTTTAGTATCCCAAACAACCTCATCAATATTATCTATACCAAATGTAGATTCAATCGACTTAGTAGCAGCTATGGAAGCATTAACCCATTCTTTTGTCAGAAATGTATCTTTATCATTAGCAATAGACATCAGTTGTTCTCTGACATCATCATATGAAGCTCCATCTTTTAACATTCTTAAAGCTTTATGAGTTGAAGCTTCACCAGCCCTTGAAACATGAGTTCCAGCACCCTTATCAAAATCAGATGTTCCACTTTCCTTATCTCTTTGTTCTTGAGTTTTTGTATAAGTTAATGCACTATCTGTATCTTTATGATCTTTACTCCTATTATCATCTAAAGTATCAACTTCAGATTCTTTATCACCTTTATCTTTTTCTGCAAAAGGGTTGTCTGAAGGTTGAACAATTTTTTGTTTTGGTGTTGGTTTTTCTTCAGGTTCTTTAGATTTTTCTTTATCTACATCTTTTTCTGTAGGTATATAGTTTCCCCTATCATCCTTTGTAAATGTTGGGGCATCTGGATTTTTTTCTTTACCCTTTTCTTTATATCTACCATAACCAATAGATACATATTTATCATCCTTATCTTCATATAATTTATTCATCATTATATCTATAACTTCCCTATCAATTTTAAGATGTTGTAATGTTTCTTTAAGATGAACTAAATGTAAATGATTCTTTGGATTAGGCATTCCATCATGAACACGATATGACCACTCTGTAAGTATTTTATCTATTATTGAATTTTTCATAATTATAACCTCGTTGTGATATCTGTCATTTCACCATAATTTAAACCCATTTTGGATTTAGTAGTATAATGATTTCCTTCTTCTAAAATTGATTTTATTTCTCTCAAAGTTTCTACTCCATCTTGTTTAGAAAAGTCGAACAAGAAACTATCATATCCATATAATATCAATTTTGTGTTCTTATTTAATAAATAGTCTTGAATTAATAAAATCTTCTTAATATTAGATTCTGTTTCATATGCTTGTATCAAATAATTGAATATTTTATTTCTATTCAAATCTTGATAATTATTGTATATAAGTTTCCGTCTATAAATATTAGTAAAAACACAATTATGAGTATTTATTTCATTCCATTTTTTATTTATATAATCTAATGTTTTTGGGAAAAAAGCTGATATTTTCTCATGTTCTTCACGAATACCACCATATAATATTTGGAATGTTTTCTGTTTAGCTTCATCATATGATATTTCTTTACCTTCTAAATCACTATATCTATATGCAAAGTATTCGTGTACTGATTTACCACCCCAATTACCACTATTAAAATCAAATCCAACTAAATTACCAATTAATCTTAAATGATAAGCATCAAAATCAAAGTCAACAAGATAGTCATTTTCAGGAATAATGGCCTTTCGTTTTTCTTGTGGAAGAGCTGCAAAATTAACTGTACCAAATGAATTACTTGGACGACCTGTTGTTGTGGTTAGATTGTAATTACTATATAGTTTACCATCTGATATATGTTTCTTAACTCTTATGTCAAATATATCACATACATCGTCTGACACTTTTACACCATTCTTTTCTATACCATGGAAAGCTTGAATAGTTTCAGTTGAACCTCCATCAAACCACCCCTCATCTTTTATGAGTTCATTTAAATCTTCTCTCAAGAAGTTTAGTATTCTTTCTGATACCTCATCACAATACTCTTTATGTTTCGAAATTGGTATGATCTCGTTGAGTTTTTTAACATTGTAGTACTTACTACTCAAGAAATCTATTGCATTATTCCTTACTTCCAAGTCCATAGGTTTTCCATGTTTCCACCAATAAGCTATATTCACATCAAGAACTTTCCTATGATTTTGAAATATTGGTTGTAGTTTTTTGGAATCAGGTGTGACAACAAGACAATCACCCTCTAAAAAGGAATAGTCTACCATATATTCCTTTGAATCTGGATGTAATTGAGGTAAGATATAACTCTTTGTTTTAAAATCATCATCAATTTTTTCATCACCACATTCCATAACATAAAGTAAAGATAACTTGTTATTCTTATGTAATGGATGTAAGAATGGGTCTGAATATATGGGTATCACAATATAAATCATATATTAATATACAACCTTTTTATTTAAAAAACAACTATTTTCTTAATCAGTAACTTTATTTCCTGGAAATTGTACATCAAGTTCACCAAAATGTTCTTTACCTTCAGCTGTTGGTATAATTATCCAATAATTATTTCTTTGATGAATAAGTAAATTATATTCTTTACCTTGTTCTAAATCTATATATCCTTGTTTTACTTCCTCATAAAAAGGCTCACCTCCAGGTAAGACAGCAGACCAGTTAAATTTTTTATCTGATGGTGCACCATATCCGATCCATGTAACGGTGATCTCTGTGTGCATCCCATAATCATCATATGCATTGAACAAATCGTATGGAAACCTTACATCTTTTTCGTCTTTAAGAGATGTAAATCTAAATATAAAATCAAAATAGGTAGAGTTATTTTCTTCAATTCTAAGATTTCGTATACAAGTAAAAAGATTTTGTATAGGATAGGGTTTATGCTCTTGTGTATCTAACTTTAAATTCTCTAAAACTCTTGGTGAAAGAATTATTTTATTTGGTTCAATAGTACTATAATAATCTTGTTTAAACTCTGGTCTTATTCTATATTGTGTATCTAAAGTAGTATACCAACCATCTGATTGTATATTATGTGTAACTTTCATAGTTTGAAAATAAACTCTTTCTTTATAGGTATTTGGTAAATAATCAACTCTAAATATATCACCTGGTTGTAGTGATGCTATACCATATATGTTTAAACTTAAAGTCATAGGCATTAGAGTTGGTGTTTTTTTCATTTTTTCGTCTTGTCTTACTTTTAATTTAAAATAATTTTTGAATGTATCTACAACTTTATGACCATTTGCCTGTGCTCTTTCTATCTCTAAATCAATTAATTCATTTCTTATTTCATCTTCTGATGGTAGTTCTCTTTTAGTTACTGATGTCTCTGTTGATTTTAGTGGTCCAAACAAAGTTGTGTCTATAAAATCTTCTGAACTTCTTTGTGCAGATATACTATATAGGCCATTTTCTGATAACAAGTTTTGTGCATTTTGATATATTTGTGATAAACTGGCATCTCTATCATCTGAAGCATCTATTTGATTTACTCTGTATGAACCATAATATGGTTTATACACGATTGATTTATTATCACCATCAAGTGCACTTAAAGATAATGCCTCGTCAATAAAATCACTTTTAGGAAATATTTTATTTTCATGACTCATTGCTTGAATTGCATACATGTTACCGATATTTCCTGAACCTAAATTAAAACTAATATCATAGTTTTTAACTATTGAGTTTGGTGATGTCACTTTAAATATAAATAAGTCATCATAAAAAGTGGGACTCTTATCTATTTTTTCTTGTACATCTAATTTATTATTATCAACTATAGTTAATTCTGAATCAGTTTCACCTAATTTTAAAGTCCAAGCAAGTGTACTATCGGATTCATCATTTATTTTTTTAAGAATATCTTCTAATGCTTTTTTAACACTGTCATTATTTTTAAATGCACTTATTATAACATCAGTATTTATAAAAACTTCTCGAATTGGTATTCTTCCTAAATGTTTATCCCAAGAAAACTCAGTCATTAGATTCATATGAGCCTCGGATATACCAGGATTCGAATATTGTGTGGTGATATCTGGACTTTTACCCATTTGTGTGCTGTATGAAGCAAGTTCTTTATTGTCTGATTTATTAGGGTCTTTTCCCCACCACTCTGGTATTAGAAATGTTGGTGGTTCTTCTGGAACTGTCGATAATGTTCTTTGTTTAAGTAAAAAACTTTTACTCCAAGTCGTAAATGAATTTGAAGAATCCATCCTTACTTGTAAATTATTTCCTGTATTTATGTCTTTATTATCTTTTCCAAAACCAAATTGTGAGTTTATAACTAAATCTTCAAACAATCCCCAAGATATATATACATGATCAGTATTTAAATTACTCATATAAATACCGGTTCTAATGCTATTGTCATCTGGAGTTAATCTAACCTTAGTTAATGTCCTTTGAGCTAAAGCATCTAAATTTTTGTTAAACGTGTTAAGATCCTCAGCACTTGTGTCAGCATTAGGTATTTTTAAAATTTGATCAGCATCAGATAATGGATCAGTCGTTACATCACCTTCTGCAGATAATGTTTTATAAACCCCCAAATATAAAACTCCGTGATCTAATATGTTTTGTATATTTCTTGTTAATGAGGTATCAGTTTTAAATCCTAATAATGCACTATTTCCTGAAGTTAATTCTAACATACATTGTACACTACCATTTTCTATAATTTTTGCATCAAAATTTGTAACTATTCCCATAATAGTTTCAAAATCACCTTGATTTTTAGTAATTACACCTTCAGAGTTATCCCCTTTGTTAGGTTCTCCATATAAAAATTCCTTAATATTTTCACTATCAATTAACTCTTGAGGATCATATAAAGTTGATGAACTCCACCCAAAATCTACAAAAATTTGTGCACCTGGTTTTAAAAAATATCTGTTATATATTTTATCGTAATCATTAAAATTATGAACTTCAAAGTTAACAGTTGTTTTTTTAATTGTTCCAAGTATTCCTTCTGTTGTTGATGTGACTGATGTTATGCCAGCTTGTGGTTTTAAATATGTATTTGATTTTTGTTCTTGTGGGAATAAACCTTGAATTTCTGTTGAAACCTCTATTTGTTCAATTTCCGATTCTCCTCCTATTGTCCTACCTAAAGATTCGTTTGGATTTATACTATAATTTATGTTATTATTTCCAATAGTATATATTTTAGATGCAAATTCTGTTTCATATTTTTCTACATCTCGTTTTACATACCATTTTCCATCTATTTCTATAACATAAGATCCTGGATGTTTAATAGCTAACTGGTTTGCCTTCTTTTGGGCAGCCTTATATATTGCTTCGTTTAACATTGGATCTCCTACATCATCTGGAGTAACTTCTTCTAAGGTTTCTATAACAGTCTCTTTATCTCTAAGTGAAACTGCAGTCCACATTCTTGTAATAGCTGTTCTCGAAGATAATTCACCTAAAGTTTTATGTTGATGACCATCATAAAATTCTGGATCATAGTCGTGTATAGATTTATACTCCATATCATCACCCCATTTGTCCAAAATTTTCTTTATTGATTCTAGGGGATTGGCTTCTCCAGCCACAGCCTGTCTAAGTTCTAATTTTTGTTTAACTTTTTTTGGGATGTCAGAACCAAATAATCTTTTATTTATCATTTCTTATAACCCTTTGGCATTATCTATTGATATTGGTATCCTTAATGATGTTCCTGCTGGAATATTATTAGTTTTTAAATTATTTACTCTAGCTATAAACCACCATAATTGAGAATTTCCATAAAATCTATTTGCTAAATTATCACATCTATCACCTTCTTGTGCTATAAAATACATATCATCATTTCTTTCAGGTACTTTATCATATATAGTTGTTCTATAATAAGTTTTTTTAGATTTTGTATTTCTTTTACGTTTTGTGTTCTCATATCTTGCCATCTTATACTCCTATTACAGTTTTACAATCCTATTACCTAAATCAATTGAAGATATATTTGTTGTGGAAAATTGTAATCCTTCTTTTCCATACCCATAAAATTGTGAGGAATCTCTAGGAACTTCAGAATGAATTATTTGATATGCTATATTAACACTAATATGTCTTGGTACTCTTTCACCTTGTTTTGTCTCCCACGGACTAGATTCATCTACCGTATAAGATAATGATTTTATAAATCCAAGTAATTCATTATTTAATGAACCATATAATTCACCCATTCTAAGTTTTGTTAATGGTGGTTTCATTCTTGAGAGTTTACTTAAAGGTTCATCTTTTTTATATTCTGGATAACACAATGATGTTAAATGATTAATTTTTGATCTAAGAAAAGATAATTCATGTTTTGTTTGTGCTACTAACTTCAATGTGAAATTAATTTCTCTTTCTCCTCTTTCATAGACATATACAGGTTCACTTCTCCCAATATAATTATGTGATGACCAAGATGGTGACACATTTTCTGTGAGTCCTTCTATATATGCTCTAAAAAATATATAACTATTACTTCTTAAATCTTTAAAATAAAATGGCATTCCATTTTTTGGTGATTCTATATCCAAAGGTACAGGACCAGAATTTGTTCCTGCTTTCAAATCGTTATTTAGTGCAACAGTTGTTGATGCATCAGGTACTAATTGTTCACCTTGAATCATTTTAGCTAATGTCATTTTATCACCACCACCTGTCTTTATGACAGTGGGTGTACCTGCTACATTACTTATCACTCGATTTGCAAATCTACCTAAAGATTCTAGTAAACCAAAACCACCATCTTCAGCTGATCCATTGACAAAAGTATCATTTATACTATAAGGTACATTTCCTACAAATGGAATTAAATTAGGATATTCATCTGTACCAAATAAACTTTGTAACCCAGGTTCTGTTCTATCAAGTAATGCTATTGGAGTTGTTCCTACTCTCCCTAAAGTTTGTGTTAAGGTTGAAGTTGGATTATAAGTTGATTTAAATCTTTGTTTTGATTGTACAAGTTGACCATCATTATCAACATATTGAACTTGAGAATTCATACCCAATAAATTTTGTTTTGCAATGAATGCTATACCCGCAGGTGATGATAAATATTTTGTTAATCTTAATGTATCTGATTCTACTCTACCTATTGGAAATGAACGATTACCTGAATTTGTTGACCTACCGCTGAGTGAATCTGTTCCACTTTCTGGTATTGAACTTACAATATAAGGTTCTCCAAGTCCATCACCAAGATCTTCTGTTCTTGGAAAACTGAATAAACTACCCACTGCACCACCACTTCTGATATTAAGATTATCTCTGTCGACATTGGGATAACTTATTGGTGTTATATTTCCAAATGTTGGTTCATCCAATGGTGTGTGATCTGAACTATATAAATTTTGCCAGCTTTGATTATGATATAAATCTAATCCTAACTGAGAAGTTGGTGTAAATGGAAGTTCACCAATTCCAGCAGAAGAATAATCTGTTGGACTTGTAGCTACAAATCGAGTTCCCTTATATGTATTTATATTTGATATAGTTGTACCTGCTTTTGGTGTTCTTGAATCAAAATTTTGTTCTGTATAGAATTTTGTGATTAAATCTTCACTGACAAAAGCTGAAGGTTCTCTCAAAAATGTATCAAGTATTATAGAATTATTTGGAGATGGTTCAAAATGTGTACCTGCAATAGAAGTAAGTGTAGATTCCGGATTACCACCAGGTAAAGGTTGATTTGTCTGATAATCACTGATTCTACCTTCGATATCTGCTTGAAATACACTTCTTAAATTTTCTAAACCCAATCTATTTCTCCATTATCTTAATTGTTCAAGTCTTGAACCAAGTTGACTTCCAATTTGTTTTGATGCTGTTCCACCGAATCCAAAATAACCTTGCATATCTTTTCGTAAATTTGATATTTCTTGATGAACTGGTTTCATAGCACTTTCAACCATTCCACCTAATTTTTCGATTGGAATAATTGCTTCTTGTGGGTGAACATTTACTAATCCTTCTTGTGTTGTTATACCACCACCCTGCAGGGATGCACCCCTTGATACACCCGCTGCTATTGCAACACCAGCTGCACCTAAAGCTGCAGGTATTGCTAATAATCCAATTCCACCAGTTGTTATACTAAGTTGAGCCATTGCTGCAGTTAAATTAGCATAAGCTACAACAAGAGATTTAGTAGCCATGGCAGCAAGTAAAGCTCCAATTGCAGGTAATAACAATTTACTTTTACTTAATGATTGTGTAAATTTTGCGAAACCACCAACAATGAAACTAACAGAAGGTCCTATACTTTCAACTAATTCCATACCAATTCTTTTCATATCATTTGTTATCCCAGCAATGGCATCTAATGATTCTCTGGCAAACATTTTTTCTAAACCGGGTTGTTCTGAAATTGCATCTCCAAGTGTTTTAATTTTATCTTGGTTATTAACCATCTTCGCCATTTGTTCAACAGATATACCAAGTGCTTTGGCCAATGATTGTCTTTGAAGTAAATTCATTTTTTCAAATTCGGCCTGACTTCCAACTTGTTTTGTTAATTCTACTGCAAATTGGTCGGCCTTACCAGCCAATGCAAGTTCTCTTGCTTTTAGTAGATTAACATTTCTACCTAACATTATTGAAGCTTCTATTTCGGCATTAAGTGAACCTTGAAAATCTAACATTCCTTCCATAGAACCTGCAATTGTAGTTAAACTAAGTCCAAGTTTTGTAGCATGAATTGCTGCTTTCGCTATATGTTCAGGGGTCATACCACTAAACTTAGCAATAGCTTCTGATGAATTAGCTATATCTCTCATCACAACATTTGGAGCTACACCTTCAGCATCAGCAAGTAATGCAGTTTGTTTTGCAAAATTGGTTGCCGTATCGAAAGACATTCCTGCTATTTGAGTTAAACTACCAAGTAATTGTGCACCCTCGTCAACAGATAATCCCAATGCCATCGAAGTATCAATTACTGAAACTGTCATTTTAGCAGCTTCATCTCTTGAAAATCCAAAATTTGTTGTTAGAGTTTTTACAGTTGCTGATACATCTTCAATACTTTTACCTAATGATGCTGCTTCTGTTGCAGCAGTTATCATATCACTTTTAAATTCTTTATTTGTCATCCCAAGAGCACCAAACTCTTTTCCAATAACACCTGTAATCTCAGCAAACTTTGTAAATATTCCAGTTAATCCAGCACCTAAACCAACCGTTGCTAATATACCTTTAGCAGTATCAGCAGTTTGTTTTAAGGATTTAATGGTTTTTTCATGAAGTTTATTTTCTTGTATTTTTGTTTTTACAAGTTTTAATTCTGTTTTCCACTTATCTGCTAATGCAGTATGACCACTTTTTACATGTTTTTTTATTTCTTGTTCAATATCTCGTTGTATACCACTAAGTTCAGTATTATCTTTACTACCTTTTTTAATCTTATTTAAAGTATCAACTCTGTCTTCTAATGTAGCATCAAGTAGACCCTCATATTCTATTTGTTTACGAGTCTCTTCATTTAATTGTTTAGCGTAATTTAATTGTTCTTTAAAATTTTCTTTTGCCATGTGTTTCCTATAAAAAACTTGATAGTTTGTATTTACTTAATTTTATTGATTTATGGTTGGGATTTAATTCTTTAAATCTTTTATTTAATTCTTTTTCTAATTCGAGAACATTTTTATTTAAATCAGATAAATCATTTTGTATTTTTTTATCTTTTCTTAATTTAGATTTTGTGATAATACGCATAAGTTTATCAAAAAGACCTTCTGATAAGATATTTTTTTCATTCATATATGATTTTTTCTTTGACATGGTTTTCTCCAATTAGACGTACCAATTCATATATAAATATCAAATATGTAAAAAAAAGTTATTTGAATCTTGGATTTATAGCAGGTCTTGATATCTTTGAGTTTTGATTAGCTTTTTTAATCTCATCGTTTTCTTTTTTCTTGACATCAATTAGTTGTTTATAATAAAATCTTCTTAAATATATAGGCATATCATAAACATCGGAATGTATAAATCCCTTTCCAAAATATATTAGTTGAAATATTTCTTTGTGTATTTCTGGTTTGTGTTTAGGAGTCAGGCCAAAAAAAGTTTACCGTCATTGGTATGTTTACCTTGACGGTCTCCTCTCCTATCAGTACTTCTTGTTGAAGTTCAATATCTGGTGAAATTGATGAAATTTCTTTTCTTAAATGTATTGAATCTCTTGCTAGTAGGTTATTAACAAAATCACTTATTGTTTTTTGTGAATCATCACCATCAACTGAAATAAGTGTGTATCTTAGACGAGTTGTTAATTCAGGTATAACTTCTGTTCCTATTTTTTGTGAACTTTTTAACTCTTCTGCTATTTGAGTTTCCTCTTTACCAGTCAATAATTTAAATGTTACTTTCTTTTTAGAAATAGGTAAGACAGTTTCAAACTTATTTTCAGTTATATCTTTTGATAATTTTTTAAATGGACAATCTGCTAAATTAAATGTTTGTTCTGTGGTTTCACCAGTGACAGGATGTGATACTTCACAAGTATATTCTGGACCATAAGCTAGAATACGAGCTGCTACCATAACTGCATTTTTATCACCTAAAATTAAATCATCTCCACTAACACCTTCTGTTAAGATGAGTGAATTAATAAGTTTATCAATAACTACACCTTTTTTAATAAGATTTTGTGATGTAAGTATATCTTCTTCTCTTGCAGTCATATATTTAACTTCTATTTTACCTGATGATAATGGTGAATCTTTTGGATATAATTTACCTTCACTTGGTAAATCTATAACTTCACTTGGAAACTTGTTTTCTGACATAATTAAACCTCCGTTGCCCTTTTATACCAACCAAACCAAAATCTCTCTTGTTCTGGTTTTTTAATAACTAAATTAGCAAATCGTAAAACTCGATATGCTCTAACTCTTTCTAATTCTAAATTTTGTATAGCTTTTAATGTTGCAGGTCCCATACCACCATCAACTTCAATTTTGTTTCTATTTTTAGCATTTGCTGCTCTTTGTAACACCCTCACTGCCCCACTTCTCCCAAAATTAACACACATATCAAAATAAATATGTCGTAATTTAGGTGGTACTTCATCACATTTAGCTGGTCGCCAATAATCTTGATGATATATCTTTTTTGCTTGTTCTATTGTAAGATTTTTTATATCGACATTTGGATAAAACCTTTTAGCTATACCAAAATTTGTTTCACCACCCGCATCATGAGGATCATTTACATAACCACCTTCGTGTTCTAAAACCTGCTCTATTATCTCTTCAAATGTTATTTTCATCTCGTATATAAATATATATAAAAATAAAAAACCTCTAATTTTTTATCAGAGGTTTTTTTATTAGATTAAATATTATAGTTTAGAATTTAAGGATAGCGTAATCGTATCTTAATGTACAAGTGATTTCAACTGGATCACTTGTGTCAAATGCCAAATCACCGAAATTAGCAGATTGAATGTAAGTACCTTTTAATTCCCATTCTTCAACAACATCACCTACAGGTCCCAAAAGATTAAATGTCACGTCTTTCTTATAAAAATCTGAATATCCATCTCTACCAGTTACAGATTCATGTGATAATCTAATCCATTCCATTACTTGTTGAGCTGCACTTGGAACTACTGGATCATAAAGTACTATATCAAGTGGTTGCCACCTTGATTTTCCTTTTACATATCTTGTTACATTCATATGTTCTAATATTACCTCATCTGATTCAAGACTTGGTCTATTTATTGCCTTAACCAAATAAGCGTTAATACCATCCACTTGCATTATAAACCGATTCTTTAACTTCGGTTCAAACGGTGTAAACATTATATCTTGAGGTTCTAATAATTCTGCCATTAAATTTCTCCTAAATTACATTTAAATACCTTTGTATTCATATATAAATATTAAAAAAAGATAAAAAAAGGGATTTATATTTCTTCAAATCTCTTTTTAGTTTCTTTATGAAGTAAACGAAGCACCTGTTGGTTGTATTGTAAAATCCAATACAACAAACTCGGCGGTTCTTGTTGGTTGTAAAAATAACTGACCAACTAACTGATTTCTATCAATTTGATCAGGTGTATTGTTTGTTTCGTCCATTACAACTCTGAATGCACTTAAACCACTTTGAGATTGAACTTGTTCCAAGAACGGATTTACAATTCCTAAAAACCTTCTACGTGTTACAGCATTGTTTTGTTCAAATACTAAGAATCTTGATGATGAAGCAATAAACTTCTTAACTTTAATTAATAGCCTTCGTACATTAACTCTATCGAGTGCTGATGCTTTCTTTTGTAAAGTCTTTTGACCAAATACTGTTACACCTTGACCAGGAAAAGTAGCAATTGGATTAACATTTGAATCGTATAATGTATCTCTATCTGCTTGAGTTAATCTTCTTTCTGCCTGTTTAGCTACATTGATAGTTCCTCTATTAAGACCTGCCGGAGCAAACCATGCATGTGTAACTTTATCATTAAAAGCATATACACCAGCTACAGCTACAGATGGTGGCACCCATCGTTGAACTCCTAATTGATTATCTGGTATTTTAACCCAAGGCCAGTACATTGCTGCATAACTTGTATCTCTAGCTCCAGCTCTCTCTGTTACATCTCCAACATTTTTATTATATTCTACTGGATCAATTAAAGCAAAACAATCACCTCTATCTTGACAGACATCCATAATTTTTTTGGATATTGCAGTATGAACACTATCAATAATTCCAGGTGTTAAAATAAGATTTACATCATATTCATCTTGATTAGATAATAAGTCAAGAGCTTGTACATATTCATTATATCCACTAGCTCCACCATTATTACTTGGATCCAATCCTTGAGAATTATTTTCTGATATATTCTCATAGGTAAAAGCACCTATAGGATGTTGGACAGTTCCATCTGTTCCACCACTAAATGAACCACCGAAAGAACCACTATTTGAACCACTATGAAACATTGGAAGTGATGCTGAAGTTTCTGCAACTCTAATATCACCATTTTCATCAATATAATTTATAGTTTTTTCTATTACTTCAACTCTTACATATTTAGATTTGTTTGGATAATCACCAACTAATTGTAAGAATGGGTTACTATTTTCATCAGTTTTTATAGAATTATATTGATCACCAATAGATTTTGCAATATAATTTTTTGAGTTTGGATCCAAATCCACATTTGTAAATGTTTCAAGTATTTGTTTTCTATCTTCAATATCATCACCACTTCTAATTGTTAAGGTAAATGAACCTTTACTTTTGTTAAAGGTAGATATCTCATATCTTAGATTATCTTTCGAACCAGATTTAAGTAAACTATTTGAATCAATTGGTCCAGTACTATTCATAATTTTACCATCTGCCAAAGTATGTAATTTAAATGGAGTTTTAAAAGAAGGATTTTGACCATTATTTAAATGTAAAGTGGTTTCATTTGCAAGTGCTCCACGCTGAGTTCCTGAAAAATTAGATCCAGCGTGACCACTAGCAGACATGAAACTTGCCGTTGTAAATAATAAAGATGCACTTAAGTTAGTACTTGTCCCAAGTATTCTTGATCCACCAATAACAGATTCACCTGCATGATTCCCAATTTTACTTGAAGTAATTTGAAGTACACCATAAATATCATGTTGAGCTGTTCCCACTAAATATGCACTAGCACTTATTGGTATACCATGTAATGATGAACTATTGTTTATAACCTCTGCCCATGATTGAGCAATATTAGGATCAGCTGATGAACTAGGTGATGTATGTGTTACACTTCCAGTATTAACATATATGAGTGTTGAAGATTGAGCTGTACTATGATTTGATAATCCAACAGAACCTGTAAAAACAAAATCAATTTTAGTACCATTTTCATTTATCATTGATGCAGTTAGTTGACTTATAGTTGCACTAGAACTTGCAATTGCAGTTGAGTTATTAAACTTAATCTCACCATAAGCTTTAACACCTCCAATTCCTGTTCCAACTATAGCTGGATCAATTGATGATGAAATAGTAGCAGTCGCACCACTATAACTTCCAGCTAAAATTCTAACTACAGTTAATTTATCACTATGTTTTAAATATTGTTCTGCTGTGTGTGATGTTAAATATTGATAATAACTACTACCACTCTTAAATGTGTCACCAAATTTTCTTTGAAAGTCAGAATATGATGTCACAGTTGTTGGAATTAAAGCAGGACCTTTAGCTGTTGGTCCAATGACTACAGCTCCTATATCTGCAATCGCCGCGGGTAAAAAACTTTGATCTATTTCATTAGTAAATACACCAGGACTTACTATTTTTTTTGCCATTAAAAATCTCCAAGTTTAAAAATTGGGAGATTATTGTTTTAATCTCCCAATATTATTAATTCCTATTCAGGAAATGAAGCACCAGTTGGTTGTATTGTAAAATCCAATACAATAAACTCAGCGGTTCTTGTTGGTTGTAAAAATAATTGTCCAATTAATTGATTTCTATCAATTGTATCTGGTGTATTGTTTGTTTCATCCATAACTACTCTAAAAGCATTCAATCCACTTTGTGATTGAACTTGTTCCAAGAACGGATTTACAATTCCTAAGAATCTCCTTCGTGTTGCCGAAGTATTTTGTTCAAATACAAGGAATCTTGAAGAAGCAGCGATAAACTTCTTAACTTTAATAAGTAATCGTCTTACATTAATCCTATCAAGTGCTGATGCCTTTTTCTGTAATGTTTTTTGTCCAAATACTGTCACACCCTGGCCAGGGAATGTTGCGATTGGATTAACATTACTGTCATATAGAGTATCTCTATCTGCTTGAGTTAATTTTCTTTCTGCTTGAATAGCTACATCAATTCCACCACGATTTAAACCAGCAGGTGCAAACCATGGATGAGCCACTTTATCGTTAAATGCGTAGATTCCACCAAGAACTACTGATGGTGGCACCCATCTTTGAGTTCCTAATTGACTATCTGGTATTTTAATCCAAGGCCAATACATACCAGCATAATTTGAATCTCTTGTTTCTGCTTGTGATGTTGCATCAATTACATTTTTACCATATAATACTGGATCAATTATTGCAAAACAATCACCTCTATCTTCACAGACATCTATAATTTTAGATGTTATATTAGTGTGTACAGATCCAATTATTCCGGGTGCAAGTATTAAATTAATATCGTACTCATCTTGATTGGAAAGTAAATCTAATGCCTCTTGATATGAAGATTGTCCTTGAGCAGCTGTGTCTGGATTAAATCCTTGAGTATTAGTATCTGAAATATTTTCGTAGAAGTTTACTACCGCCCCACTTGAACCATTTTGATGACCCAGTGAGTCAAATCCACTATATCCATCTGAACCACCACCGAATGTACCAGCAGCAGAACCACTTCCTATAGATGGTAAATAATCTACAGAACTAGTTACTCTTATATTTCCATTTTCATCAAGATAATCTACTGTATCTAAAATATCACTGACTCTTACATATTTAGATCTGTTTGGATAATCACCATTTAATTTTAAGAATGGTTTACTATTTTCATCAGTAGATATACTTTGATATTGAGTACCTATGACTTTACCAATATAATTATTTGTATTTGGATCAAGACTGATATTACTGTATGATTCTAATACTTGTTTTCTTTTTATTGAATCGTCACCTCTTCTAATATTAAGAGTAAATGTACCTTTACTTTTATTTCTGTTTGTTACTTCCCATCTTACATTATCTTTTGAGCCACTCAATAAAACAAAGTTTGAACCCGTTGTAGCTTGATAAGTAGTAGTAGCATCAGTAATTGCGGGATGACCGCGATTGGTCATTATTGAACCATCTGCAAGAGTGGTAAGTTTAAATGCATTACCAAGAGGTGTTGTAGATGTTGCTGATGAGAGAGCTGTTTCAAATTCACTAGCAGAAATTTCTGCGGTTGCACCACTATAACTTCCATCAAGTATTCTGACTACTGTTAGAGTATTTGAATTTTTCAAGTATTGTTCTGCTGCATGTGATGTTAAATATTGATATTGAGAACCTGTATTAATTACATCTCCAAATATTTGTTGAAATTCTGAGTATGATGTTACGATTGTTGGAATTAAAGCAGGACCTTTGACTGTTGGTCCAATGAGAGCTGCTCCTATGTCTGCTATAGCAGCTGGTAAAAAAGTCTGGTCTATTTCATTAGTAAATACGCCGGGACTTACAATTTTTTCGGCCATTATGTTTCTCCTAAATTTTGGTGAGCGATGTACCTTTTGTGCATAGGTATATTATCATATATAAATATATGATAAAAATCTCAAACGATTACATTTATTTTATTTATTCTGATTTATTTTCTAATTTATTTGATGTAAAAATACCAGTATCTGGATTTAAAGAACCTTCACCATATTTTTCAGTCACACCATTTAGAAAAGTTTTCTCTTTTTCTTGAATATCACTAAATTCTTTATGTAATCCTTCTTCTTGATTATCTAAAACATCTAATTGTTGTTCAAGTCTTATTTTTGCAAGAGTTATTTGACCAAATCGATTCTGAATGTTAAAATAATTATCTTGAATTTCTTTAACTTGTTTAAGTTCTTCTTCTGTGAATTTTGTTTCTTCTGACATTTATAACCTCCATTAATTTCATATATAAATATATATAAACTTTTTAAAAAAACGATTTATTTTCCTACTTGTTTATCTGTCGCGTCACCCTCAAAACTAAATGTAACTCTTGAAGGTGTTAACTCTTTTCTCATGTTTGATATTTTATTTGTAACAACTGAATTTAGATATTCTGGTAATAGATATGCTTTTGTTGTAACAGTAAATGTTGATTTTATAAATCTTTCTCCATCTTGAGACATTTCTGATGCATCTGATATATTATCAATTGTAGATAAAAATTTTAAATCTGTAGAATTACCCCAATAAGTGTGACTTTGATCAACAAATGATTCTACTAATGGATTCATCTGTTGTATAAAATTTGTCCATAATATGAACTCATATGTTATGTCATTATAGGTTGGCATACCAGTTACAACATTTTCATAAGTTGGTTTTACTCCTTGTTGAACTGAAAACCTATCATATTGGTTATCTTTACCCCAACTAGAATTCCTTACCACAGAAACAAATTTATTTTGTAAATCGTGTGAATAAGACTGGCCGGATAAATCATTTCTAGTAATTTCTGTCCTTTTTAACATTATAAGTGGTAAGATTAAAGAATTATTTTTGTCTCTTAATACTCCTCTTTTTCTAGCAGATTTCCACCTTTCCTCGTTTCCATAATAAACTGGTACTTTGAATGTCTCATTAGCTTCTTTTACTATTGGTTTCATAATACTTTTAACATGATTTAAAATAGCCGTGTCAATATCTTTTAAGGTAATTGAATAATTTTGTGAAAAATTATTACCAGGTATAATGGTAGTTTCACGATTTCCTCTTATAGTCTTATTTTTAGTAGAAACCTGATCAGCTCTATTTATAGATTCTTTATTTACTACTTGTCTATTTGTAATTCTATTTACTGCCATTTCGTTTTCTTAATGCCTTTAGTTTATCTTTTTTATTCATAACCTTACCTTTAAATTCTTCTGATTTTATAGAACTCATATCAGCCTTTCCAATAGCAATCTCTCTCTTTATATCAACTTCAACAGCTCTACTCTTTTGAACTATATCTGGATTTACAGTCAAACCATCTAACTTATTCATAACACCAGTCATAAACTCATTCATCTGAAGATTACCATTGTCTGGTTGATAAGTATGTTTTGTTTCACCATAAATGTCTTCCTCAACTACATTACCATTTACTTCTTTTTCTGGTACTGGAGCAGGTTTAAAGTTTGGACTACTTGTATCATATTTAATTATTCGTTTACCTATTATTTGTTGAACTGCCATGTTTTTTCCTATTTCGTTCTATTTGTTTTCTGGTTCTTCCATGTTTATTTAACCATTCATTCTTTTTTCTTCTTTCTCTTTTTCGTTCTTTTGCTTTTTTATTTGGCATTATTCATAGCTCCCATTTTTTTCCCAAGTTGGAAGTTCTGTAACATCCGTAGTTAATGTTCCGTGTTTTTCATATGGACCATAATCTGTAACAGTAGTTCCGCTACCTTCATTGAATTTCCAATATCCTACAAGACCACTATTACCACTATGGTTATAACCCCATCCAGCACTATATACTTCGTTAGCAAAAGTACCATCTTCGTCTTTTTCTACATTATAAATAGCTACTTCGCTAAGACTACAAGCCCAACCTTGATTGTATGGAGTAGGAGGTTCTTCATCAAGTCCTTGAAAAGCACTACGACCTCCGAAGTAAATATAGCTTGCAGCATTAACAGCATCATCACAACCCTCATCACAATTCTGCCAACCAGGAGTCCAATTTGCAGTTCCCATACCTCCACCAGAAGCTCCATTTTTCAAAATTTCAACTCCATCTATCCATACCCTTACTTGTCTATCACCACCAATGGTTGCATGGTCATCACCACCATATGTTACAACCCAATGACTCCACTTACCTACTTCAGCTCCGTGAGCAACATTGTCATCTCCAGCTTCCCATCCAATACCATCTAGATGTGTATTATCATCTTTATCTGCTGAGCCAATACCGACTTTAATCTTATTTGCATTTTTAACACCAAATTGGAAAGCGCCATGAGTTTGAGACCTTTTACCAAAAGCAAAATAAGTATCGTGAGTCAATTCAAGTGGTTTAACCCAATAAGAAACAGTAAATCCACGATTAAGTCCAGTTCCTGCACCATCATATGAATCAGGATTAAATAAAGTTGATACATAATCTTCTCTTGCACCATCTGCAGTATCACCAGTAAATGTTAATACATAATCTGTATCAACAGCAGTAGCAGGTGCATCTCCACCTCTTGTTCTTGATGTTCTACCAGCTTCAATCAATTCTGATCTGTATGTATCATTTATATTACTTATATATCTTTTTATTAAATCATTAGTATTTTGAAATACTTTTTTAGCAACATCTTCATTTATCTGTAACAGATATTTATTCTCTGGTATTTTTAACCAATTTGACCAATCTAAAATTTGGTTTCCTTGTTTTTTTCTTGATTCCTCTGTTAACATTGAAATTAACTCTGTACTAAAATCTAAAATACTTATTTTTTCAATTTTATCTTCATATATTTTTTTTGTATTTAACGCAAGTTTATTTTCTAATCTTTGTTTTCCCAATTCTTGCATTAAATTTTCAATAATCTCATCTTTTTCTTTTAATTCTTCTTGATGTTGATCTTTAAAAGATTTTATATCTTCCATAGGATTAGAATTAAACTTAATGTTTAATGTTTCATTGATTTTTTCTTTGTTATCTGTTTCTTCCACTTTTTTAGCATAACTACCAAATCTCTCTTTTAATAAATCTAAACTCATTATCTAGGCCTTTCTTCTATTTGTAACGATGACAATCTACTTCTATGAGCAGTTGCTTTTATCTGATGTTTATATGCAGGATGTCCAGCAAAAAGTTGTGGTTCTGATGTTCCATTGACTTCCCAATAAAATTCATTCCAATCTACTATATCTCCTGTTTCAGGATAAAAATTAAGTGAACCACTTGCAAGATTTTCTCTTTGAAAATACATTTCTATACTTGCATTTAAATCAGTACCAAATTCATCATGTATAATATCTGGTTCGTTGTATAATAATAAACAATTTACTCTAAATCCTGTATCATAGTATTTTGTTGTTGATTCTCCATATAAGTTTTCATCAGTTCTATCTATATTTACTTTATAAATGTCAACTGATTGACCAATTATCTCATCAATCAATTCTTCGTTCATTGAATTAATCAAATCAAATTCTTTCTGTGGTACAAAAAATGGTTTTACTTGTGACATCTAATTGCTCCTATGTACTCGCTACAAATATTTCTACATCACACGCAGTTGTATCAGCAATCGCGGTTATGTCTACCAAATCAGCATATGTGTTAGTACTTATACCTGCTGAACCAGAAGCTTCCATTGTATCGACAACTCCTCCTGATAAATCACCATTATATATAAATGATTGTCCATAATCAAGTTTAACTCCAAACTCATCACTATCTTCATTTTTAAATATCAAACCCACATGATTGGTATCATCTAAATTTGTTATTCTTATATAACGAACATCATCTTCATCAAATAATCCAGCCAAATAACTTTTACTTAAATCCGTAGCAGATGTTGTTGCGAAACCCAAAAGTCCAGTTTCAGAGGTTGAAACTGTTACGATTCTTTTAACTATTTCATCAATTGAACCAATATTAAGTGTAGTTACCCCACCTTGATTAACTCCATTTAATTTGATATCTTCTCTTATGGTAATTTTTAATGTCGATGCTGTTATTGTACTAGCCATTTATATTCTCCATTATCCTATATATATTTTTAGTGGTGCTTTATTTAACACCGCTTGTTGTGATTCCGCCACTTCTTGTTCTTTTCTTGCTCCTTCTGACAATGAAACTGATTCTAAAAATTCTTTTAATTCGTCTAATGCTAGAGCTTTTTCTTCTCTTCCCTCTGCTTTTAATGCTTCACCATCCATTGTTACTTCACCATTAGGTAATGGCATTGAAGCATATTTACTTCTAATAATACCAAGTAATTCTTTTGATAATGCTAATGTAAATTTTCTTATCCATTGTCTACCTGGTGCATTTATTTCTTGATAAGTTATAAATTTGTATGGTATATTAGATGGATCTGATACTTTTGAGTTTGTATAAGTTCTTGTTGTTGATTGTTTATCATCTTTTAAAAAATAATGGAAGTATATTTTGTTACCATTATCTGTTGATTTAGGTCTTGGAAATAATCTTAATTTATTATTAATTAACTCAAATGAATATGCAGATTTTCTAATTAAATCATTTGTTTCAATTGCATTTGCTCTAGCTAAATCATAAGATATTGGTCTTAAAATATAAGAAACTGCTGGTGATACATTACCCATTCCAAATGCATTTAATAATTCAATATTATCATATGTTCCTGCAAATGGATCATAAAATCTTGATACAGCTGCTGGACCTTGATTAAATACTCTTTGTATTTCAAGTCTATCTCCAGTCTTTTCTAATGTAGCATTATTTTCTAAATCATAAACTTGTTGTGAA